ATATCCAGATCATGTCAATCGCGCCATTGCTAAATCGCCCAAATATCGCGATGATATCATAGCCGACTATGAGCGTAGACTGAAACAAGGTGTAGAAGAAAATATCCTTCCAGAACCCAAGAACGAAAAAGAATATATAGCACAACGTGAAAAGTTAGTGCGTATGTTAAGCATGGAACGGAATCGCGCAAACGTACAAATTATTGTACAGGCCATAAAAGATTTAGATCGTAAGGCAAAAAATTCATCATATGTCTCCGAGTCAGCTTTAATGGAGCTGGCCCCAAATGTTAAAATACAATCAGACGATAAGCCTACTGCTACACGATATCCTAATGTAAAACAGGCCATGACAAAATATCGTAAAGAATTCCCCGGAGTATCTGATCTTGAAGCGGTTGTTGGTCATGCTTATAAAACCGACGTTGAAAATGCTCGTCAACAACAAGAAATTGATCGTCTGCAGAAACAAGAAAAAGAACTTTACAATAAAATAGATGATACTAATAAAGAACTCAAAGACAAAGAAGCTCGTTTTGTTAGATGGACCAAAAAAGTTAATGACATGGCTCTAACTCCTAAACAGGCAGCCAAAGGAGCAGCCGACGTAGAAGCAGGTCGCGAGCCAGACGTTAAAAGAATCAAAGCTGAAATTCCAGCTGCCAGTGATCCTACAACAGCACAAGCTCAAGCAGAGCCAACAACTGCCAGTACTAGTGGATGGTTAAGTGCGCCTAAGACCGCGCCTGTAGCAGAACCAAAGGAACCAGCAAATGTAGAGCCAGCGGCAGGACAAGTAGCCGTCCCAGCTCCTAAACCAAGTGTAGCTGCTAATGATCCTGTGAATAAACAAACTAGAATTAACTACAAACCAACAGCGTCTACAGCCGCTAAACAAGCAGTAAGCAAGGCACAAGCTTCGGCCAAAAGCACTAGTACTACTGGCAACCCATTTGGTATTTTGCCTAAAATAGGTGAACCGGCAATGGCTATGGAAGAAATAGCGCCGGCTCAGCCAGTGGTGTCATCTTTAACTAAAGATCAAAGAATAGACAGAAACGTTGACCTTATGACAAAGGCCTGGTTTGACAATCTTCCTGCGGTCACATTAGATATTGAAGGCACGCCTATTACCGTATACAGATCCCAAATGTACGCATTTAGTGCAGTGGTACAGGGCATTACTAATAAAGTTAAACAAGCTAATACAATGCGTGATATTTTAGGTAGCGCCGCTGGCTGGTATACTTTTGTCGAGTCCACCAAAGCAAGAAATTATATAACACACGAATATCCCAAATATTTGGCTAAAACAAAACAAGAACAGAAAAAACAACAAAAAGCCAATCCACAAGCAACACTTCCTGGTTTGGAGATTAAAGAAGCTTCCATGACTTGGGCGGCACATAAGCCAACAGGTCCTAAGTTTGGTGGTTACCTAAAAGGTACAGATCCGGCTCCTACTGAATTTTCTAACAAGGGTGTTGGCGGTTGCGAAGAAGATGTCCAAGTAGGCGAAGGCGCCAAGGTCGATCGTATGCAAAAGCACATTGCCAAAAGTGAACGTAAATTAGGACATAGCAAAAAAGATGCCGAGGCTATTGGCTGGGCTACACTAAACAAGCGTGGCTATTTGGATAACAAGAACAAACGGCCACACGAAGAATCCGTAAACTTTATGGAGTGGGTAGTGGCACAGGGCTCACGTTTTGCTAACTTTACAGCCAAACCCGAAGTCTACAAGGCCGCACGTGCGGCTTATCTTAAAGAAGGTATGAGCAACGCCCTAAGCAATATTAGTCGTCGGATGGCGGGTCCAGTTGGCGCAAAAAAGATTATTAAAAATCGCGAACAGCTGCAAGACAAACTGGGTCGCAGTCATTTTGCTGAAGAAGAAACTGATCCTGAAGTAGAGCGCAGTATCGCTGCCGCTAAGTCTTTGCCAGCAATTGATGCTAAAATTTCTAAACATCAACAGCGTCGCCAAGACTTAGAACGCCAGATGGCAGCTCTCGATGCTGAGTTAGCAAGTAAAGATAAGGCAGATCAAGAGTACTGGCAACGTCACGCGCCACGTGCCACAAGAATTAAAGAACCATCTAAACAGTTAGAAACAGCTCCCAACAACAAACCAGGTTGGGCCTTAGATCCTAAAACTCGTTTAGAGTTAAAAAAAAGACAAGCTCGTCAACAAGTAATTAGTAAATGGGCTGGCAAACCAATTCCGCTATCCGAGGAAACCGAAGTAGACGAACTTGAACCAGGCCAGTATTATATCTGGACAGTATACTTTGACGACGGCTCACACAAGCGCATTAAAGTTACCCACGATACGTTTGATCCAAAAGCATACTACGCAAAACAAAACCGAGTTGTAGTAAATGTTAAGTACGATTGGGAACCACACCATGAACAATTATCCAATATACCCGGATGATGACGGATTCGATACACCTAAGAATCCTTACGCACCCGTTTAAAGAATAGCCTTAGGACCGCACTTAGTTGCGAGGCTGGGCGGACCCTGCCCTGGCTAAAACGAATCGCTACCGTTTTACCAAAAGTGTCAAATTTCTCTTGCTTTTACCAAATCTCAGTGTATAATAGTAAAACTATATAGGAGATTTACATGACAGATCGCGTATTCACAGCAGAACAAACTAAAAAACTTGAACAGTTGATCAATGAAGGTATGCAAGTTACCATGGAGATTGAAACTCTTTCAGGTGGTTTAAACGATACTGTTAAAGCTATTGCTGAGGAATTAGAAATCAAACCAGGCATTCTTAAAAAAGCAATTAAACTAGCACACAAAGCTGAGTTTGGTCGTGAGAAAGACGATCACGAATTGCTTGAACAAATCTTAACTCAAGTTGGCAAGACATTATAAATAGTTGTATGAGTCGCTCACATACGAGCATGAAACAAGGCACAACGGCCACAAGCGGAGAACAATTTGAGTTATGTAGACAGTCTATACGATCGCGAACATGATCGTATCCATGTAGTAGAACGTATCAACGGAGAGCGTGTATATAAAGAATACCCTGCGGAGTATTTGTTTTATTATGACGATCCGCGTGGTAAGTTTACTAGCATCTACGGTACTCCAGTTAGTCGCTTTTCAACTCGCAGCGGTAAAGAATTTCGCAAAGAGCAGGCCATGGCCAAGGGTAAAAACTTGTATGAGTCTGATATCAACCCTATCTTTCGTTGTTTAGAAAACAACTACAAAGGCAAAAACTCTCCTAAATTAAATGTAGCATTCTTCGATATTGAAGTGGACTTTGATCAAAAACGTGGCTTCTCTCCTACGTCAGATCCGTTCAACGCGGTAACAGCTATATCTGTTTATTTACAGTGGATGGAACAATTAGTTACACTGGTAATTCCACCCAAACACATGAGTCTTGAAACCGGGCAGGATATTGCCAAAGACTTTGAAAATACATTGGTATTTTCAGACGAAGGCGAAATGCTTAAAACTTTCCTAGACTTGATCGAAGACGCCGACGTGCTGTCTGGTTGGAACTCAGAAGGCTATGATATACCTTACACAGTAAATCGTATTACTCGTGTATTGAGCAAGGACGATACCCGACGTTTTTGTCTATGGGGACAGTTCCCCAAACCGCGAACCTTTGAACGATTTGGCGCCGAATCAGATACCTATGACCTAGTAGGCCGTGTACACATGGACTATATGCAACTGTATCGCAAGTACACTTACGAAGAGCGGCACAGTTACAGTTTAGATGCCATCGGCGAGTATGAGCTGGGCGAAACAAAAACAGCCTACGAGGGCACACTGGATCAACTGTACAATCAAAACTTTAAAAAGTTTATTGAATATAACCGGCAGGATACTTTACTGCTAGACAAATTAGACAAGAAGCTACAGTTCATTGATCTAGCCAATGAGATTGCACATGATAATACTGTATTACTGCCAACTGTCATGGGTGCTGTGGCTGTTACTGAACAGGCCATTATCAATGAAGCACATGAACGCGGACTTGTAGTGCCTAATCGTAAACATCGTGATGAGGAAGATACTGCGGCAGCGGGTGCTTATGTTGCCTATCCTAAAAAAGGTGTACATGAGTGGGTAGGCGCTGTGGACATCAACTCTCTATATCCCTCAGCAATTCGTGCGCTGAATATGGGAATGGAAACTGTTGTAGGACAGCTACGCCCAACAATCACCAATCACTATATCAATGATTTGGTCGAAAACAAAAAGAAATCGTTTGCGGCCGCCTGGGAGAATATCTTTGGCTCATTTGAATACACAGCAGTAATGGAACAACAGGCAGGCACAGAAATTACAATTGACTGGCAGGACGGCGAACAGTCAGTACATTCTGCCAAAGAAGTATGGAACATGATCTTTAACAGTAATCAACCTTGGATGCTGACTGCCAACGGCACTATTGTTACTTACGAAAAGAAAGGCGTTGTTCCTGGTTTGTTAGAGCGTTGGTATGC